GGGCGAACCGGCTCGAACCTTTGTCTTGTAGGCTACCTCATAGCCATCGGGGCGGTAGTGGCGATCCCACGCCTCCTTTGCAGCGGCGTTGCGCTCAGCAATCATGTCGTCTTCGGTGAAAGGGACAGGCCTTTCCAGCTTTTCCAGCTTCTTAGTTTCAGGCATTTACTTGATCCCTGGAGGCATAGGGAGTGGGGAGCCGCCGAACCCAGCAGGGACTGGGCTTGGGTGACCGGCTCCCCCATTCACGTTGGGTGGCTGTACAGGTTCAGTCCCAGGGGGAAGGGCTCCTCCCGCCAAAGTATCCCCGCCCGGAGGCGGCCCTCCAGGGGCTCCCCCCGGAGGCACAACTGGGGGTTGTCCTTGATTCTGGAGAGCCGCCAAAGCTGAGGGGTTCTCCAAGAGGTTGTCCATCTGGAGTAGCTCCAGGACCTTCTTGATCAACTTGACCTTATTGACGGCTGGGCTGTTGATGAGGAGTTCCATGTACTGAGTCAAGTTCCGGAGCTGAACCAGACGGTTGTTCTCTGTCGGACTGTAAGCGACAGCTTCATAATCATAGTCGAGGGGACCCTCTCCCATCTCGTCTTTGATCATCCGAAAGCCCAGGTCCATGCGACCAATGTCCATAGATTTGGGGCTATCTGTAAGCCTGAGGGGGAGGAGGGTGTCGTCGCCCAAGAACTCCATGTAGAGACCAAGGATGGAGCGTGCCATCCAAACGACCGTATCCAGCATCGCCTTCTGACGACGCCCGTTCCGAGTCCGGGTAGAACTGTCCGCCAGAGCGACCTCAGTAGCTACATCAGTGACGCCAACAACGCCTCGACTGTACTGAGGGATACCAAGAACAAACTCGATTGTCTGGGCGAGCCGATCACGTTGACCCTTGAACTCAGGGACAAGAGAAGGGGACCCTACGGTCTGGACGATATCGCCAATACGAGCATTGGCCTTACCTGCTACGTCCAAGATCGCCCCAGGACTACTTCCTTCCCGAAGGAGGCGCTTGACTTGCTCCGGGTTGTCAACCAGACCACTGTTCATCGCGATGAATGGGATCGACGTCTGAGCGAACCACACAGCCAGAGTGTCCAACTCGTTGAGACGCTCAAGCATAGGGGCGATCAACTTCACATCTGACAGCCCACCAATGTCGGTGAGGTTGTCATTGAAAGTGAGCATCCGGTAGGGGTTACGGACAAACCGGTAAGGAAGATCTCCCTCAAAGAGGGGCTCAGGGATACCCTCCAAGAAGTGGTAGCACTTCCCGTCACCCGCCGTGAAGTCGAAGACCTCATAAACAACCACCCACTCAAACACCTTCTCGGTGGCATCGTTCATGTGGTTGCTGTCTCGGCTCTTGTCCTTCAACCACTCCGGGTAGGCAGCATAGGCAGCCTTGTCGGCAACGTCTGGGTCGTAGAACTTGTCCTTTCGACCCTTACCTCGGATCCTGGACTCAAAGTCGGCCTTGGTGAGGACGGTCACCTCAATGAGGTACCGGATGTCTTCCCACCGAGCGGCGCTCATATCAAACCAAACATTCCTGGGATCCAGCACCAAGAAGTCGGGCGTGTGGCGGCGCGTGTTCCATACCGTCTTGAGGAAGCCCCTCCCGTAGACGGACGCATTGGCGGCCAAAGTCCAGAGCCGCTCATGGGCGTTGACGCGCACAAGCGTGTCATTGACAAGCGCTTCTCGGTACTTTCCAGCCTCTTCCAGAGCTTGGCGGCGGGCGTTCACCGTGACCTGCGGGTGTGTTGGGGTCACATTGGCGATCATCGTGTCGGTGAAGGCGAAGGAGTAGTTGGTCTCCATCGACAAGTCTTCATCGACAACTTCAGACCCAGCCCCTTGAGGGCGATCCCGCCCAGGGCCCCAAAACTCGGAGACGTGCCATCTCCGCCAACGGTCCCACTTGTCCGTCTCGGTGTCATTCTTACTGCGATGGGCGTCGATAAGCCCCTGCATTTGCTGATACGTCAGAGCCACATGAACCTCTGAGGTTGTTGTAGCACGGTTCTTAGTCCATAGGCAGTGCCGCCCCGGGAGAGCGGCCCGGGGCGGCGTGCAACAACACAGGAGTGCAATAGGGAGCAGGGATCTCCCCAGACCACCCTACTCACTTGGGATCTTTACTGTCAACTCGCCCCACCACTTGAGTACTCTCGTAGGGGAGAGCTGACTCAAATAAAAGTTTGAGTCCGGCTCGGAACTTCAACTCGTCCAGAAAACACGGAACGTATTTTGTGTCCACGGCCAAGTAGATCTCTACATCCCCAGAAGGGTGATGAGCAATCGCTGTAGCTGAGCCATCTTCATCGATGAGGATCCCAGAGATTGGAAGATCCCGAGCGTTGTAGAAGTACGACTCCGGGTCGATTTGGTCACTGGCCGGCAAGGTAGGACTTATAAGCAGCGAGGAACTGATTGTAGGCGTCTTCGGGCGTAGGAGTGCCCTCCGAGAACCGCGTCATTTTGCGGCGCGTATTCTCCCATCCCCCTGCGGCCTCACCATACGCATCTCCTGCGGGGCTCGACTCCTCAACGACGTCTTGGTCGCCCGACTGACTCGGAGCGGACTTCAACTCGGGGGCCCCTTCAACAGCGCTTTCTGGAGGCGCTTCATCGAAGATCGCTTCTCGCACCTTAGTGTCAAACTCGATGTCGTCTGCGGGAGCAGCCACACCCACCTCAGTGTCGAACTCGATGTCCGACCCAATAGGGGGGGTGTCGTCTGGCCAGTCACGGGTGTCGTACCCGGGAGGCTCTCCCAACGCATCAGCGCCTTCCATGGGACGACGCTCGCCAGGAAGGTTCATCCCCTCCTCCCCAACCCCTGGGCCAGCTTCAGGAAGGCCTCCCAAATCGGGCTCATCCACACCAGAATGCCGTCCAGCCGCACGGTAGAAGTGGGGCTCATCCACATCCAAGGAACTCTCAGCCAGAGCTGCCTCAGCCGCCGCACGGGTTTGTCCATCTAAGGTTTCTTGCCAATCAGCCACGAGACCTCCGAGACCCATAGTTGTAGACGTCGTAGAGGGTGTTGCCTCGCGAAGTCTTGAAACACTTCAAGACTTTCCCGACAGCCTTATCGACCTCATCCCAATCTACGTCTACGCCTTCGGCAGTCAGCATCATCGGGATGTTGATGTGAACGCCCGGCCATGAAATAGACAAGGTGTCTTGGCGAGGCTTACGATAAACCACAAGACCAGGAGGACGATTGTTCTTAGGGAGCCCATCACTTTTAGGCTCCTCCTTTACCAATGGGGGGGTGAAAGGGAGTTCCATAGGGGAAAGCTATCACGGTCCTCACAATGGGGCGGTAGTTTCGCTATTTGATTGGTCAGGCTCCTGGAGTAAACCCTACCTCGAAGCCGGCTACTCAGTTCTTCGAGTAGATCTGGAGTCTTCTCCCCAAGCGGGGGGAGTGTTCCTCCCAATGGACCTCACAGAGATCACTTCTCTGGCTAAACGACTACCCCAAGGGGTAGGGCTATTAGCGGCCCCACCCTGCACCTGCTTCTCCCGAGTAGCCTCCCAATACTGGAAGGAGATGGACTCTTCCGGGAGGACCAAAGCAGACTTACGCTTAGTCCAGTCCGTACTTGAGCTGGTAGATCTCCTCAAGCCCAGATGGTGGGCGTTGGAGAACCCCCCGGGCCGCCTTTGGCGCAGAGATAGAGACTCAATCCGAGATCGAGGGCCTGGGCTTATGCAAGAAGAGCTTGGAAATCCCAAGTTTGAGTTCAGCCCCTGGCAGTTTGGGGGCATAGACGGGACACGCCACACAAAACAGACCTACCTATGGGGCGACTTTGAGCTGCCAAGGAGGAAACTCCACCCCCAAGGTAAAGGTGAAGGCATCACCTCCAAGCTTAGTAGCAACCAAAAGCGGCTTCGAGCCGTCACCCCTAAAGGCTTCGCTGAAGCCTTCTTCCGAGCAAACCCTTAGCGGCGAAGCCTTCGGTATGGGACTCGACGAGTACGAGACGGTTTAGGGGCCCGGTCCTCTTCTACCTTAGACAAGTACTTCTCTCGCTCGTCGTAAGACATACCGGTAAAGAAGGTCACGTTCTCGGGCAGCCTCTGGTCTTGCTCTTCCCCAGGCTTGAACCTACGGGGGAGGTCTTGGGCACAGACGACAGCCATAGCAAGAGCTGACACTTTGTCCCAGTGGTGACGACTTCGACGGCGAGCACTGGCTGAGCCTCGCATGATCTCGACGTTAGGACTCTCCTCGATACGCTTGTCATTACGGTAAGTCTGGAGCTGCTCGATCGTGTCCTTGTCCCATAGGACCATCTCGTCCATAAGTGCGTCGATGAGGGCAGCCGTAGTCTTATCCAAGCTCTGCCCTGTGACCGTAAATCCAGGCTTGAAGCGGCCCTCGTAATAAATGTTGCCGTACCCTTGCTGCTCCAAGAGGGCCAGGACAGCTTGACCAACACCGTTGGACTCAACACAGATGCGGGCGCGGTTGTAGCGCTCAGCCTGTCGAGTCAACTCCCGGGTCAGAGTGACCGGATCAACGTGAGAAGCGAAACACGCAACTTGAGTCCACTCACCCTGGTAAACCTTGAGAACTTGGAAGGAGGCATGATCTCGTGCGGCATACCCACAGGGGTCTACGCCGATAGCGTACTGAGCGTCTGGACAAGGAGCTTCGTACTCCATGAACGGGCCGCCATTCCATTCCACCACCGGACGGAGGAGGTGGGGGGCGAGGACATGTTCAGGGATGGCCGAGTTCGATGCGGCAATCCAACACCCGATATCGTCAAACGGGTACATGACCGGGAAGCGCTCGGGGTGGCGACGAAGTTCCGGATCATCACTTAGAGCTGAGCGGCGGAAGGCGAGGTTTTCCCACATCAGCCCCAAGGGGCCGTAGCGGTTCATCAGCTCCAGCTCTTCCTGGTCAGGCGTATAGTCCTTGATCCAGGGGCGTCGATTGAGCTTCCCATCCCAAAAAGGAAAAAACGCGGAGAAGTGGCGAGCGTTGGGGTCCGGGTTGGATCGCTTCGCGGTGAGGTAGTGCTCGTGCCAAGGGCCATTCCTCTCCCAGGGAGTAGCCTCGAAGATGGCCAAACAGTTGAGCCGATTTCGGATGGCCGGGAGAAGGAGGAAGAGGCTCCCCTCCAAGTCGGACCAGAGGTGAGGCTCGGAGGCGTGAAGGGAGTCGATGGACTGACCAACACCAACAGCTCCCGACTCCGCCGAGAGGACACGCATCTTGCCGCCCCTCTTCGGATCGAAGGTGAGCTGTCGGACTTCTCGGGCTCCCATCTTTGGAGTCCGGAGGGGGTCAGGCCACGCTCGATGTAGTTGATGAGTACGCCCGTGGAGGTACTCAGCTCGATCTCTGGTGTCCGCGATGCAGACGTGATCCCACCCAGGGCTGTAGGCAGCCTTGCAGTAGGCGGCAAACTCAGCCGTAGTGCTCTTGCCCCCCTGACGATACCCGAGAAGAGTCATCCATTTCGTATGACCTGAAGGAGTCCTCGGGGGCTGGCTGAAGTACCCGATGACGCTGCTCTGAAGGCGATCCGTGATCTTGGTGGGATCATACGGAATGAAACTTCCAGTCTCTTGGTCGTGTACTCGGCCAAACTGTGGTAGTGATAGGCTCGGAGTCTGGAGGACTTTGAGAATCTGTGCAGGAGTCGCGGCCATACTTCAGTGTAGCCTACCACTCTTGACTTGGCACTCCAGAACGTCATAGACTACCCCCGAACTCTCTAAGACCCAGAGGGAGGGAGAGGCGTGGGTAATCCTCGTGATGAAGATCCGAATGAAGGGTACAAGGACTTGCTTGTCCGGTTCCCCTTATCCCTATTCCATTACATCGACAGAAGAGCCCGAGAGGAGGACCGTTCCTGGTCTTGGGTTGTTCGAAACTGTGTCGTCGTTGATCAAACTCGGAAAGGGGACAAGAAGCCATGAAGCCCAGGTGGGAGAAGAAGTTCTGGCGGTGCGAAGCTTCAAACGAGTTGGGGCGCCAGTGTTGGAAGGCTCCCGGACACATCGGGCCGCACTTGATCCTCCCCAGAGGGCACGTCCCGGATGGTGCTGTCCGGCGCGTCTTTGAGGCTCGGCCGGATGTTGACGCTGCCGTGCTGGGGCCGGCGATCATCCTCGAAGCCCTGAAGGTAGATCGGTGATCCTCCTTTGGACGCTCGGGGTGTGTTGGGGAGGGTCGCTCTCAGACGGGGCGCCAGATGGTGATGGCCTGTGTGCCCAGGTTGGGTGGGAGGAGGGGGACTTCGATATTGGAGCTTTGACCTGGGTTGTGGACGGCCGCTTCTTCTACACCGTGTGGGACGCCAGCCGTGTGTGGTCCCATTCAGGTGGGATTACCTGGGAGACCTCCGAGGCAGAGCGCTGGCGGAGCACTCTTCAGGGGTGTGGGTACTCAATCCCCTGGCCGGCGGCTTCCCGACTCCTGCCCGTGGTGGAGCATGGTCCCGACTGTGCCGCTTGGGCGCCACACGAGCACGCGACTACTGAGACGGTAGTCCCTGTGCGAGGACATTGAGCTGCTCGATGTAGGTGCCGACTCCAGTGTCGCCCTTCACTACAACCATGCTGTAGATGAGTTCAGCCCACTTCCGCATCTCTGCGGAGTGAGGAACCTTGAGCTGACCTCGGGCCAACTGGATCATCACGATGGTGGCCAAGTCGGAGAGGGCCTCCTGCGAGTCGATCACCCCAGACCGGGAAGCGAGGAACTCGACCAAGATGTTGGTGTCTCCGACATCAGCGAGTCCCTCCAAGTGACGGATTTCATCCCGGCTCAGACGCTGGCCAACAACGGTCGGAGGGAGGACATCGGCTGCCAACTTCGGAGCCTCGAAGACTTCATCGATCTTGGATGCTTCCAAGCCCTCAGGTGGGGCTCCCTGGAGCATGAGTTGAGCGTCTTCCAGTCCCTGCTCGTAGGCCTCATCCAGCGCTTCAAGTTCAAGGCTCATTCAAGGCTCCGGGCCCAAGGTGTGTAAGGGACTATAGCCCCTTCTTGTAATAGAACCACGGCCACTTCAGTCGTGTACACCTTTGGTGCGCTTGGTTAGCCTCTTGAGCCGTGCGCCAGAGAAGGCCTTCTACGCGGAGGGGACGGATGGGGTCTTCTGTGCCCCCACTCCAGCGGAGCGCCCTCAGATACGGGTGATTGATCCGATCGTGGGGCTCCATTTGGTGCCACCTCGATGAAAGGACTCGAAGATCCGCGCCGTATGCCCAGGGGGAGGTGGCTGGGTCTGACAGGAAGGCCTGAAGAAAGAGGGGAAGTGCCTCGTAGAGCGGGACGCACCCCTCACTCAGCGTGTGGGGCGTTGAGCCGTGGGTGAACCAGCCCCAGACGGTTGCGCGTGCGCAGTTCCAGGTCTCCAGGTCCACATCTACTGGGCGTCGAGGCCACCCCCGAGGCTCCAGGAGGCGGCACGCAACCTCATACGGAGTGGGCGCCGAGCGTAGCGGTGCCAGGATTTCATCTACCTCGCTTGGCCAGGAAGGGGGAACTACTCCAAGCCCCCTATGGGGTCCCTCCGAGCCCAGGAGACCTGCCCGTCGATAGGCCTTTTGCGCCATCATCGCCCGCGATCGTGTGCGTGGGACTTTAGGTAGCTTCCGTGCCCAGGGGGAGGAGAGCACCGAGGTGACAGCGGGTGCCGGAACCCGAAGAGCTACCCACAACTCCGGAAGGGGGATCGCTTCTACCCGGATGCCGGGGTGTATGTGCCAGATACAGTGTCCCGTAAGCTTATGCTCTGGGCTGCTACATGCCATGGGTGGTTCGGTTGGTCTGAGGGTACAACAGATGAGGTACCCTAACATGATCGGGATGTCTGGGACTCCTTTCACAAAACGGAACCCCCGGGGCCCCCGGAGGGGATGCCACCCCACACCAAACCCGAAAGCTGCCGCTCCCACAGGTGTTGCCAAGTCAAGGGTAGGCCTCAGGTAGTTTCGAGGTCTGTATGTCAACCCGGGTCCGGGGTGACGAACACCGACCCCCCCGGGGTTCCGGCCGGCCAGTCCGAGCGCGTGCCGCAGTGCGGAAAGACGCACTGGACACGCACTCGGCCGCGCGGAGCCGGGCGTCTCGGTCGACGCCCCCCCGGCCGGAGCCGCCTGGACGTAGTCGCCGCACAAGCGGCCGCGCGAGTGGCGGCGACCTGGCGCTCCCGACCGAACCCGGCCACACACCCGGCCGCGCCTGTGGTAGAATCGGCGCATGGCGACGACGAACCCGACCCCCCGCCCCCCCGGCTCGACAGCCGAAGTGCGCGTGCCGCTGGCGGTCTGTGCGTCCCGCTACACTGCCTCTCCTTCCTCATCCGGGGAAGGGGTCAACCCGTCGCCATCTGGCGACACAACACAGGAGGCCCTCATGGGTCGCAACGAGAGCAAGAGCAAGCCCGAGAACACCGAGAACACCGAGGTCCAGGAGACCGAGGCCCCGGAGACCGAGGAGGAGAGGACCGCCCGACTGGCTGCCGAGGAACAAGCCCGACAAGACGCCCGGCTTCCCATCCCCCAGTGCGCAGTGGAAGGGGCCCGGTTCCCTGCAGTCCACCCGGACGGTGCACGCCGGTTCCATGAGTTGGCCCTGAACAAGCCGGCCAAGGGCGGCATGTCCTGGGGCAAGGGCGACGCGTACAAGGGGAACCGGCCTGTGTGGCAGTGGGTCACCCGTGGCGACGCCGGCCAGCGGGTGGTCCTCCTCCTCGACCCGGGGACCGAGGTTCGGTCGGTGCAGGGGCTGGGCGGGATGGTCCGCATTGACGGTCCCTGCTACGTCGTGCGCACCATCGTCGACCGTGACTCCCAGGTCGAGCGCATCCGGGACAACCTGGAGCCCATGGCACAGGAGACCGAGGAAGAGAAGGCAGCACGGGAGACCGAGGAGAAGAAGGGCGCGGCCGTGTCGAGCATGGCAGCTCTCCTCGCCTCCGGTATGTCCCTGGAAGACCTCCAGGCACTGGTGAACAAGGCCCAGGACGTCGCCGCCAAGTAGGCCCCTCCCAGCTGGCCAACAGGAGCCCGGGTGCCACAAGGTGCCCGGGCTCTTCTGCGTCCGGGCCTCGGACCCGGACGCCCATTGACGGCAAGGCCTGAACCCCGGTTCAGACCCTGCAGCCACTGGCAAGGCCACCAGCGGACCCACAACACAACACAGGAGCAGACCCATGGTAGCTACCACGAACACAGTCCTTTCCACTCTCGGAGCACAAGACATGCTCTTCACGCTGGCCCTGGAGGAGGAGAACCTGCGCAGCGCAGCAGTAGCCCGGGCACGGTCGGCCGCTGAGCTACTCAAGAGGGCCGAGGAAGTGGCCGAACTTCAGGGCCTCATTCTGGAGCAGAAAGCAGACCAGCGTCTGGACGCTGTGTCGGTCGTACCCTCGACGGAAGAAGAGCCACGAACCCTGGACACGGTGGAAGCACGCTTCTTCGGACACGCCTGGGAGGACGTTCCTACCTCGACCACGACGGCCAGGATTCGACGACCCGCGTGGCAGGGCTCCAGGAAGAAGCCAATGCCCATGAGCCTTGCAGGTGTCCAGATTGGTGTCTGGATGCGGTCTCACCTTCGGAAGGCCTGGGGGGTGGACCTGTGAAGGCCTCCATCTTCCCCTTCCTGGTGATCGCAGTGTTCACGGTCCTCTCGAACCTGAATGCAGGACAGTGCGCTGTGCCCCAACTTGAGGAGCCCGTTTCCGCTCTTCCCTGAAGGGAACAGGGAGCATAGCCCCGGGGACCACCCCCGGGGCTCTCTTTTCATCCGCGCGGTAGACACCGCGCATCTTTTGAGGTCAGACCCATGAAAGAAAGCAGAACTCAGGCCGCTGCAGCAGCGGCAACAGACATGGCCACCACTTGCGTAGTAAGTGTGTGGTACGAACGAGCCCTCCTGGCCCTGGCTGTAGGGGTCTGGATTGGAGTGCTCTGGAGCGCCACTTCCCAGGCCGTGTAGGTATTGAGCCCGGGAGGCAAGGGGGGAGTTCTCCTCTTGCCTCTCCGGTCTCAGTATCCACTGAGAGCAACCCGCCCCTATGGGGCACACACGAGGACAAAGCAATGAGCATGAAAGACAACGAGAAGCAGCTTGAAGAGGTCGAGGCCACAGAAATCATCGCCGCTACCGTGGCCTGTTGGCGGGCAGGAGTGCCGACGTTCTGGTGGGGTCTTCCTGGGCATGGAAAGAGCGCCCTCCATAGGGCTATCGCTGAAGCACTGGACGCTCACTACGAGCCCTTCATCCTGAGCCAGCGTGCTGCTGAGGACCTGGGTTTCCCCTACGATGACGTCCTCAAGGGCCCGGGCGGGAAGGACTACAAGGTCACCCGCCGCACGAACCCCATGGAGTTCCTCAAGGCAGCACTCAATGCTGAGGAGGGCAAGAAGACTGTCTTCCTGTTCGATGAACTGAACTGCCCTGACGAGAACAAGCGTGGGTCTGTGATGACTATCATCAGTGACAGGTACTGCTCGGACCTCGACCTCGCCTCCCCCTGTATCATCCTGGCCGCTGCAGGTAATCACCCTGGAGACGGGGTCGGAGCTATGCCCCTGGAAGCTGCCATGGCTTCCAGGTTCTGCCATTTCCTCTGGGGTAAGCTTCCCAGGGTCTGGACAGACACGGGCATCATCTCAGGATGGACACCCCCTACCGTGCCCCGGTGGGTTTCCGATGAAGAGGTCCTCGCTGGGAAGGACGCTACTGCGCACCTCCTGGTGGCCTTCAACCGGAAGACTGGAGGGAGGTGGACTACAGCCAACGCAAAGAGCGGGTGCTGGGGGTGGGGGAACAGTCGAACCTATGACTGGTGTGCTCGGGCCCTGGCTACGAGCAAGGCTATGGACCTCAGTGTGGACCATGAAGCTCTCATTGTAGAAGGGCTCCTGGGGAAGGGTGCTGGGCTGGAGTGGGCAGCGTTCCGAGAGGAGACGTCCACCCTGATGGACCCAGAAGAGGCCATTCGCATGAAGCTGAAGGGGGAGCATGTTCCCCTCAATCACTTGAGGGGTGACCTTGTCTACACCCTCATGGAGGCTGTAGTGAATGCAGTCCAGAGCCACCCTGGTGGAGTGACTCGGAGTCGCTGGGAAGCGGCCTTCAAAATCCTCTTCCAGGACGAGGACATGAGTGACGTCTCTATCGCTCCGGGATTGAGGCTCCAGAAGCTGCGTCCTCGGGACCCCAAGACAAACAAGCTGGCTCCCCTCCCCCGGGAAGCTCTGAACTTGGCCAACGTCATTCGATAGTTCCGTAGCGGACGACGGAGCCCAGGAGTGGAAGCTCCTGGGTTTCGTAGCCCATTACGGGAAAGGAGAAGAACGATGCTTGCAAACCTCAAGGGACTGTCAAAGAAGGAGCTTCAACAAGCTCTGTCTGAGGCGGTCGAAGTTGTCAACAACAGGAGTCAGGTAAGGTTAGCCCCCTCCCCTGTCGCCACTTCAATCGTCCGCTGCGGCGATGAACGGCACAAGATCATCCTGCTCAACACTGGAGCACTCGTGACGCCCCACCATCCAGTGGGGCCTATCAACGAGGAGAAGGTTCTCCGTGAACTGGGAGACCTCAGGGGGTCACTCCGGTGCGCTGAGGTAGTCCGCATGTGGCGGGAATACTGTTCCCGCAATGAGAGGCCGGTGTATGAGTTCGATTCAAGGTTCCCTAAGAACCTACGTCGACCCATCCTGGACCTCCACCATATCCACTCTATTCGACTGGGAGTAAAGCGAGGAGCCTTCACAAAGGCGTCCAAGTTCACTCGTAGTATGCGAGGACTACGCGGCACGAACCAGCGGGGAAAGGCCCTAATGAGGGCGCGTGTTTTCCTGGGTCGGGCTGAGTGGCTCTGGGAAGCCCAGTTTGCTGGGCGTATCACAATCTCCGACGCGCTCCCCACACAGAAGGGCAGTGGATGCGCCCTGCTGCGGCTCCAAATCGAGAGGCGTCGTAGCTTGGAGAAGGAGTCCACCGCAGAGGCCTTGTTCCCGGAAGGAACAGGGTGGTACCTCATTCGAGGAGAAGAGGTCCTCGCTGGCCCCCTCACCTCACGGGATTCCTGGGACGAAGCCTACACAGCAATCAAACACTCACACCTGCCCTACCTGGAGAAGCACAATGTCTAAGAAGATTCCTATCGCGTCCGTCAGAAGGAGCTTCTGTCGAAACTTCAAGATGCTCAGTGGGGCTGCCCACGCAAGCACGTTCATTGAGACTCCCGGTCTCATGAAGAAGACAGGAGGTGCAGCCTGGGCGTGCGACAAGCACTGGCGCATCTACTTTGACCCTGAGGTTCTTATCCCCAAGAGGGGAGAGAAGGACCCGATGGTCACTCATGTGTGCTCCCTCTACCATGAGCTTTGGCATCTCCTTCGAGGCCACCATGGGCGCGGAGAAGGGCGTGACCGGAACCTCTGGCTGAGGTCTACTGACTACTCGGTCAACAGTGACATCTTCATCCGAACATACGATGAGGACTTCAAGGCAGGGCGTCTCCTGGACCCAGCCACACGCGGGTGGCCCTACGGCAAGACCGCAGAGTGGTACTACGAGAAGGAGAAAGAAGAAGAAGAGAAGGGGAAGGAGGAGGAGGAAGAGGAAGGCCCAAGTGGGCCTGGAAGAGAGCGGGGGAAGGAGGGCCCCGGTGAGGGGGGGCCTGGAAAGGGAAAGGGGAAGGGTGGAAACTCCCCCGGAGAGGGGGACGGCCCAGGGGGGTGCTGTGGTGGAGGCTCTGGGGCAGGGGGGGAGGCTCGCGAGTGGGAGCTTGGTCCTCCAGACTCAGGCGAGGGTTCCGCTCCAGGCCTCTCCTCTCGACAGGGAGACCGGGTCCGTCGTCGTGTCGCTGAGGACGTGCGGAAAGCTGTAGAGTCTCAAGGGTCACGCTCCCGGGGGACTGCCCTGGGAGAGTGGGGGAGTTGGGCTGGGACGGTCCTTGCTCCACCCCAAAAGGACTGGAAGGCTGAGCTTCAAAGCCTGTTCTATTCCTGCGTCATCAAGAGTGTCGGTGGAGCACGCTCCTCCTACCGGGTCCGAAACCGTCGTCAGAGTCGAATGACTGGAGGCCTGCGTCTGGCTGGGACTTATACGCCTCGACTGATTGTCCACTATGTCGAGGACAACAGTGCGAGCGTCAGCAACAAAGACCTGGAGACCCTCCGAGCAGAAGTAGGAGGACTCGCCCGCGCTGCGGGGGGTGGTGTCACCTACATCGCCTGCGACACGGAAGTGAGCAAGGTAGAGCGGAACATGCGCCGTGGAGATGTCCTGAAAGGGCGCTCTTCTGGGGGCACAGACATGCGCGTAGGTGTGAGGTTCTCCCTCCAAGACAAGCCTCGCCCCAACATCATTGTCGTGGGGACGGATGGATACACCCCATGGCCTGAGAAGGAGGAGGTGCCCGCAGGTACGACGGTACTGGCGGTCCTCGTGGGTCGGCACTGTGGGCGCAGCCGTGTCCCCTCTTGGATTCCAACTGTTGAGCTTTCCAACACCTGAGAATGCCAAGACTTGGGAGCCAGGGGACATGCGAATGGTCCCCTGGTTTCCAGGCCTTGCCACTGTCGGTAAGGAAAAGGAGTGTGAGTATGCGTGACGTAAGTATCAACTTCAATGGAGCGACAATCCTGTGGTCTATCACTGGGGCTGCCTCCGGAGTTGCCTTGAATACCCGCTTGGCTGAGTTGGAACTTCCAGCGGCCCGGGTGGTAGACGAGGCGCAGGCCCTGAAGATGGCCATGCAAGTGCATTCCCGGGGACAAGGAAGCCTCATGATTAGGCCGCTGTCAAAGGGGGTGGGGTATGCCCTTGTCCAGGAGACGGACACTGGAACCGACATGGAATACTCGGAAATCTACCGGGCCATTGTCATTGAAGGTTCTTTGGTCGGCCGTCAGGGACGCACGGTAGTCTGCAAGGTCGGAAAGGCTGGGGGTAACCTCGACCCCATGGAGGTCATGAACACTCTCCAGCCCCGGTTCGAAGCCTACAATGGGTGTGTGACCTCCGAGAAGATGGGCAGTTGCCTGAGTTCAATCGTCCGGCATCTGGGGGGTGTTGCCGTGAGGCCCAGGGGAGGTGTGTACTGGCTCAGTGACAGCGCACTCCCCAAGTTCCAGGAAGTAGCCGAGGTCATTGAGCAACTGGCTCCGGGGTCTCAGGTATTCCGGGTCCGCACTTGCGCCGACGAACAGACCGTCCGTCTGGTGTCTTCTTCCCTTGCCCATGAAGTGCAGACCGAAGCTTCACGTATCCAGGAGAAGCTCTCTGAGGGGTCACTGGGAGAACGAGCAATCGAGAGCTGCCAGAAGAGGCTCAAGGAACTCCGAGACAAGGTCGAATCCTATGAGGGAATCTTGGAGCAAGACCTGGAGACCCTACGGGACCGCCTCAACACGGTCTATATGGCCCAGGTTGAGGCTGAGTTGTCTTCGCCCGAGGAGGAGGCGGAAGAAAACTGGCTCCTTAGTAGCCCCCTGTAGTCTCGAATCGACAGCCCGGGTCCACGACTCCTGGTCGTGGGCCTCGCTGTCCGTTCTGGGCATAGACAGAAATCTCAACTGGGAGACAGACAATGGCTACCATCCCCGACGATACCCCTGCAGTGTACCTTGACGGTCGCGCAGTATTCATGCAGGCGCTCAAGCAGGAACGCACTGATGTCAACGGCCGCTTGGCCCATGTACGAAGCCTCCGGATGCCTCAAGACTGGCAGTTGGGTTGGGCATCACCTGAGCGCCACCAAAACAAGCTGCGGGGGCGTGAAATGGCGCTGCTCTACGCCACCGGTTGGTGGCGCACACCTCAGTCCCGAACCACCCCACTACCAGAAGGGGAGAACTCATGAGTAGAGGACGAGCCTACCGTAGGGCAAAGCAAGAACGAGAGGTGGGGCGAGCCCGACGCATTGCCCATTTCCAGAGAAGGGGGGACGACGAGCGCCTCATTCAGAAGCTGGCAACAGACCGCTGCCTTTGTAGCTGTGCGCTGTGCAGCTACTACACGGAGCCCCCCCTCTCTGAGGTTCGAGCACGAATCTCGGAGAAGGAGCAGCGGAGGGAGAACTCATGAGCAAGAGCATCCCCTTCACCACCACTCGCGGAGCACGACGTTCCGCTCAGCTTGT